CAGAGGGAACGATGACTAATGATCAACGTGTAGTTCAAGTAGACAAGATTACATCTCGTGGAATCGCCGATTACTGCACGAAAGTGACGAATTATGTCACGAAAGGGCCGAAGTCCGTACTGAATAAGTCGGAAATCGGGAAGTTGCTATATAGGAAGCGCACTACCGGATGGTTAGGCGAGCACCATGGCAACAAGAAAAAAGTCAATGACCCCAGCAGTTCGGCATCTCCGATACGAGCTGACAACTAGCGCAACTCCAGGTACTGAGACATCTCATTACTTGGATCTAGCGAGAGACATTAGTCGAATGAATCGTAGACTCTATCGACAAGGTCGAGATTATCATGTTAAGCGTGTGAGCATCGTGAGCACCGATACCCCGAATTCGGGGAACAGGATAAGCCTAGCAACCGTGCCGGATACGTGGGTTTCACGTAACGCATGGAAGCGTGGGTTCCAAACCTTTCAGAACATGAATAAGGATGCTACTCGGCAGACTTCAGGTGATGTAAGTGGAACTTGGGAAGATTTCAAAGTATATCTTTCTGAAGATATGAAATCTGGAGACATATTAGCTCCTAAGGATAACGGAGGTAATTTGTATCTGGCAGGCGAATGGACGTACTCGATCCTAGTCTCTCCAGACGGAACGACAAGTGCGGACGAATTTAGCCTCCACATGTTAGGGGACCATGACCCCGCAACAGGCCCTCTCTGGAACAGTGTTGGTCTGATTAAATCCTATGGAGAATCACGACCCACAGTGTCATTCGGACCCTCGGTTCCAGGAGATGCAAGCGATGACCCACTGGTCAACGTTTTTGACTATGGTACTACCATAGACGAAGTTATCGATAACCTAGAAGCCGATAACGATACTCCTCCATATGACCGTGACTCATACCCCGGGGATGACCTAAACGGTCCAAAGCCCAACATCGTCCAGGACACAACTATTGTGGACGGCCGTGCGAGTGTTGGGGGATTCAATGCTATTGCCGGTCTCGTTGAGATCGAAGTCAAGAGCTCATTACCAGAAGATGTTATCAGTATCCTCGTGGAACTTGCCCCTGGCAGTTACCGTGGAATCTCTGCAGGAGTGATTTGAGGATGGAAGCCCTTCCACCCGCAGAAGCCACTGAGGCAGTGATTAAGGCAAACAGTGCAGCCAATGTACTGATGCATATCGCAGAGCGACGTATCGAGTACCTCCTAGGGACTCTGATCGCCTACCAACTTGGTCTCTTAGACAAAGTGGTAACCTACGGATCATCCTGCATTGCATGATGGGTATGGCGAAATACGTTCCACCGTATGACGCGAAAGAACTACATCTCCCGGGGATGAATTTCACCGGGCCTGGAACAGATGTGTTCAGAAGGCTACGTAACAAAGTGCAGCCAATGAATGCACTTGACAAAGCCGCGTTAGCACATGACTTGGATACCGAGATCCGAGGTCCAAGACGTGCACGTACGAAAGCTCAAGTTAGAGCTTCGGACAAAAGACTCGAACGAGCTGCAATTAGAATTGCACGATCGCCGAAGAGTTCGAAGAGAGAGAAAGGTCAGGCATGGGTTGTCTACAACGCAATGCGTGGTAACCGCTGGCGAGCATCTCGCCGTGGGAAATGACCACACCTTCATCTACTCTAAAGCACGGAAGGACCGCAGTGATGCGTTTAGGAATGTATCATTCCAAACGCTGAGCCAGGGCATAGTGCAAAGGCGCCAGGCGCTTGCGCCGCCAGCGTTTTTCGCACGGCAGTGCTAACGGCTCTATCCTATCCTTGGTTAATAGAGCCGTTAAATCAAACATTTTTTTAAAGTAGAGATACGACGCATGGTCATGACCATCAAGTATGATGAAGACATCGAACGAGACTGCATGTGCTGTGGAGAATACCTCAGTACTTGGCAGAGAGGTCGAGAATTGCTGTGCAAATACTGTGAGTGGGCAAAGCGCACGATGGACAACCCTGTTGACCTGAAGTATTTGGAGGCGGTTATCCAATGAAGAGCTGCTGCAAGAACCCACGTCCTGACGTGGCAGATGCTCAATGTGGATGTAAAGATGAGATATGCTTCAATTGTGGGGACGTTACCATACTATCTGTATGTGACAAGCACCACAAGGAACATTTCGGGTGATCGATGTGGCTGCAAATATTGGAGCCTTCATGCACTTGCATGAAATCGGGCACGTACAACTCCGTCATGATTGGACGACTATGGATGCTTCATCCACTAGCCGGCAGCGAAGCAAGCTGCACGGTTTCGTACAAAGGGCGGGGTCAGGCTTACCGGCTTACTACACGGAACCTTGTAGGAGTCGGGGATGCTGGGCTTGTCAGTATAAGGCGAGGCGCAAACTGCGCTCCAAGGTCCAACGATTTGTCGAGGACGTTGTGTTGAAGGCTAAACGTTCCTGGCGTTTTGTCACATTGACCTTACCAGGGAATTGGTACGAAGTACGATCATCATCGGTTGCAGAACAACTGCAGACCGTTCGACGTGCATTTGCAAGCTGGCGCTTGAAGATGCAAAGACGTGGCCGACGGCTACATGGGTTTTACACGATTGAGTTCGAGGGATCCGATGAACACAATTGGCATACACATGTCCACCTTCTGATGAAATGGAAGAAGGCAGACTACAACGAGTTGAAGAAACTCTGGACCGAATCTATCGATAGGAAGATGAGGAAACAGTTGGACAATTGGACAGAGGGAACGATGACTAATGATCAACGTGTAGTTCAAGTAGACAAGATTACATCTCGTGGAATCGCCGATTACTGCACGAAAGTGACGAATTATGTCA